GTGTGCCTTTATTGTACTTGCGTGGTATTTCTATTTGGTTTGCTTCGCCGCCTAATACCTCATAAGGCTTTCCTTCCAAAAGGCCTACCATGACTACCCAGCGTTCTCCTTTGACACTTGTATGAAAGATGTCGCATTCTAAAACTTCTGGTCGCTTTGGAGCCTGTCGCTGTTCGAATTTAGTTTCTTTCTTTTCATCAGCAGCTACAAGCACTCCAGAACGAGAACCATCGCGATAGACTGTTATTCCCTTACAACCGGTTTCCCATCCTTTCATATATACGTTTTTAACAGTTTCTACATCAACATCAGCAGGTAAGTTTGTTGTGTTAGAAATGGCATGACATACCCATTTTTGTGCTGCTGCTTGAAGTTCTACTTTTGCTACCCAATTAATCTCATTTGCAGTTGCATCAGCATATGGGCTATGCGAAACTGCATTTTCAGGATTATCATCTGTTTGCCATTCACATTCAGCGTTAAATTCCATCCACTCTTTAAACTTATGGTGATACACAAGGTACTCTGTCCATTTATCACCTAAGTCATCAACAAAAGTCACTTCTTCATCATTTTGGACCTTCTTGCGACGTTTGTAATAAAGCATAAAAGCTGGTTCAATACCACTCGTTGTTTGTGTCAAACATGAAACAGATCCTGCAGGCGCTGTTGTTGTATTTGCGATGTTTCGACGACCATATTTTTTATAGTCTTCTTGACGTTTAGGCAATAGGCTTGAAATTATTCGTTGAAGAAATGGATGATCTTCTTCTTTTTCATAGTCCCAGCAAGTAAATGCTCCACGTTCTTTTGCCAATTGTATTGAAGATTCGTAAGAGTTTTGGGCTAACCATTTATAAATTTCTTCTGTTGTTGTAATTGATTCCATGTCACCATATTGTTGATTTAGCATTGCAATGCAATCACCTAAGCCAGTTATTCCTAAACCTGTTCTTCTACCTACACCAGCTGCACGCTTAATTTTATGCCATAGCTTAAGTTCAGTTTCTTTAACAGCTTCGGGCTCTGGGTCTGATTTTATCTTTTCCATTATCTTGTCAATTTGTTCGAGCTCTAAGTCAATCATGTCATCCATAAGTCTTTGTGCTTTTTGAACGACTTCAGCAAATTTACTCCATTCAAAATAAGCTTCTTGTGTCCAAGCATTTTGAACAAATGAGGTAAGATTAACAAGCATAAGACGACATGAGTCGTACGGGGAAAGTATAATTTCACCACAAGGATTAGTAGAAACTGATCCAAAACCTTGATCTTCATAAATGTCAGACGGTGTATTACTTTTTGCAGTATCCCAAAACAAAATACCAGGTTCAGCTGATGTGTGTGCTGATTCGATCAGCGCATTCCAAACTTCTTTTGCTAAAGCTTGTTCTTCAACTTCAGGTATACCTCCACCCTCAGCAATGCTTTCTACTGGCCAGCGAAGCTGATAATGGTCATCATACTTTACTGCATTCATAAACTCATCTGTCACACGTACTGATATGTTTGCGCCTGTTACCTTTTTAAGATCTCGTTTAATCTTAATAAAATCCATAACTTGTGGGTGGTGCACTGAGATAGACAACATTAAAGCGCCGCGGCGTCCGCCTTGAGCGACTTCACGGCACGAATTAGAAAACCTTTCCATGAATACTTCTATGCCGTCAGTTGTTTTTGCTGCGTTTGAAGTAGTCAAACCTTTTGGACGAATTGTAGAAACATCAAATCCTACGCCACCTCGGCGCTTCATAATCTGAACTTGTTCTTGATCTGTTGTTAAAATACCTGCGTAACTATCATAAGGAGCTTGTATTACAAAACAATTAGACAATGACTGTATTTTTGACTTATTGCCAATGCCACTCATTGGAGAACCTTGAGGTACAATATATTTAAAATCTTTTAGCAGACTAAATATTTCATGCCTATTCATTGGGTTTGGATATTTCTTTTCAATTCTTGCAAATTCTTTTGCTAATCTTTTATGCATATCATTTGGTGTTTTTTCTAAATAATTACCTTCTGCATCTTGTAAGGCATATTTTCCGGCAAACACGCTAGCCGCTAATTCATCTCCATTGAAGTACTCAAGACTAGCTTGGTACACTTCACTATAGTCGTACATTTATTTCTCCGATAAGTTTTATTTTCCTGTTATTTCTTTCCACTTAGACTTAAGCATGTCTTTGGTGCCTGTGTTTGAGGATTCTACCATGTCCAATACAGAAAGTGAATTAGGGTCATCAATTATTTCAAAATGACTCCTAGCTGTATCAATTCTGATTGGGAAAAGTAATCCATCTTGACCCGCTCTATTTTTTGCTACAAACAGGCGTGCGGCTCCTGTCGCTTTTTCTAATTGTTTGCGTGATATTGAAATAACAACGTCTGCTACCATAGCCTTGCTATAAGCTTCAGACATATTACTTAAACCTACTACTTCTTTATCAGAGGCTTCTCTATTTGCTTGTGAAGCGGTCCAAATTGGAATACCTAACTCCATAGCTAAATTTCTTAATTCTTCATATATTAATTTAAGCTCATGGCGTAAAGAATCATATTGACGAGTTGATCGCATAATATCAGCATAGTCAATTACAATCAAACCGGGTTTGAAATCTTTCATTGCTAATTTTTCTAAATGATTCTTAATAGTGATAATACTCGCTGAGCCTGTTGGGTATTCTTTAATTATCAATCTACCATAGTCGTTTTCTTCATATCTTGTTAAAATTTCATCTTTTTTGTCAGGCACATTTGTTGAATCAATTCCGCAAAGATGACTGTCATATCGAACACCTACAGCAGTTTCTGTTAGTTCGAACGTATAGTGTAAAACATTTTTACCGCGCTTAAGAGCTTCAGCTCCAACGTGAACTAGCCAATGAGATTTACCAACGCCAGTAGGTGCTATTACAATTCCAATTTCACCCTTAGCCAAACCACCATTCAATACTTCTTTTTTGTCTAATTGATCAAGACCGGTAGGGCTGCATACACGGAGTAATCGTGTAAAACGAGCTTCGTAATCTTCAAAAAAGTCATGACCAATAGTTGCAGGTGTACCTTTTGAAACAGCATCTTTCATAATACTAAGGACTGAATCGTAATTTTCTGCTGTAATTGCTTTAACACAGTCTTCTAAAGCTTGTTTTAACACTTGTTTTTTGCAGAAATCAAGAGTTTTTTCTTTTACGTACTCTAAATCGCCTTGATTGGGCGCATGTTTAACTCTTGAAAGAAATTCAACAACTTGTTCTCTTAAAATAACATCATCACCAGAAGATAATTCATCTCTTATAATAGACGCTAGCAATTGTAATGTAGGAAAATTCTTGTATTTATGATAAAAGCCAAAATGTCGATCGCAAAGATACGATAAGTATTTTAACTCAAAGTATTCCGGGGTCATGACTTCTATCATTTGGGCAGCCCAATTTGAGTCTGTTAGCATTGCTTGAAATATCTTTTCTTGAAACGGGCGGCCGTATTTAGAAAAATAGCTTTCAACATGGTTGGGGGACATGTTCATTATTACCTCAATAGTCTATTGTAAATTATTTTTGTATTGTATATATCAATGCTATTAATAGCATTCTCATTTAGTAGTTTATGTATGTTTATATTATTATATGTTTTTTCATTATTTTCAAGTTTTTGTTCAATCTTGTTTATTTGGTAATGAGCCAAATTACCTACATCTAAATTAATTAATTTAAAATTTCTTTCAATCATATCTTTATTTTCTTTTATCGATTTATAAATTTTCTTTTTTGAATTCTCCATATTTGCAGCATTTTCTACAAAGAGTTGATAGCGGTTTGAATCAAAATCAGGTTTTTGAAATAAATGACCGTATTCTTTTACCAAAGTTTTGAAGCCGGCTCCAGGTACACCTGGTATATTATCTGAATTGTCTCCGACGATTGCTTTAGCTAATGCAAAATTGTCTGGATGTATTCCAAACTTATTAATTACAAACTTTTCATCAACAAAAGATTTAAGTGTAGGAGAATAAATAATCGTTAATTTATTAAGTAATTGATAATAGTCATGATCTGACGAGAGGATAACCTTAGGTCTGGTTTTAAACCGATATTTACATAGGTATCCAATAACATCATCAGCTTCAGAACCTTCTACGTATAACTGAGTCACAGGAAAGTTATCAAGAAATTTAATTAGTGTTTTGATTTGATAATTTCTGTTTTGTAATGTGTCAGGTATGTCTTCATAGTATCTGTTTAACTTTACAGGACGAGACTGCCTTTTGTAGTTTGTGTATATGTTCTTTTTTCTAACAGAGCCTCCTCCTTCCCAAATAACATATACATCTTTTGCATTAGTCTTGTCAATAAGCTTTGTTAAATTATTGTAAAATCCAACAATACCACCGATTTGATCACCGTTTTTTGACATTGTTGGATTCGCGACATAATGCCTGATAAAAAGATTATAAGCATCTACAATCAGGCAGCGATCATTCGCCATTAAACATTTCCTGTTGCAGTGCTTCTAACTCTACTAAAGATTCAGTGTCTATGTCAACAGATTCATTTGATGTCATAACTTTTACCATTGCTTTTTCTACCAGTTGATCGATGTAAGGCTTATAATCAGGATCTTTCATTAACTCATTGAAAGACGTTTTTCTAAATTTTTTCTCAATAAGGACTTCGCCTGACTCACAACAAACAACTTGGAAATTTTTCCATTGACCACTGCCTGCGACCTTAATTGACTTGTTATTAATTATCTCTTCACCATGTTTTCTTAACAAATCAAATAACTCTTCATGCTCAACAATTCCTTTTCCAAAATGTATTTGAAACTTAGCAACGCGGAATGGTGGAGCTACTTTATTTTTAATTGTTTTTGCTGATACATTAATACCAATTACATCATCCCCGTCTTTGATTTGTTGGCCCGCACCTAACTTAATTCTTATTGAAGAATGAAATGGGATTGCTTTCCCGCCAGGTGTGGTTGTTGGGTCGCCATACATAACACCTACTTTAGTTCTAATTTGATTTAGTATTACAAACAAACTATTAGTTTGACCTATTACACCTGTTATTTTTCTCATGCCTTTAGATATCACGCGGGCCTGAAGGCCGATTGTTTCTTTGTCATAATCACCTAACAATTCAGCTTTTGGAGAAGTAGCTGCAACTGAGTCCCATATTACGGTCACAGGTACATTCTTGTCCATAGCTTTTGCCTTTAAAATAGTTTTTTCTGCTATGGAAAGCACTTCTTCTGTACAATGTGTATCAACGTATACAAATCGCGTTGCAACATCTACACCAAGCATTCTTAGATTATCAACAGATGTTGCATTTTCCGTGTCTATATATACAATAATTCCTCCCATCTGTTGTGTGCTTCTTGCAATCTGGGTTGCTATGTGTGATTTACCAATTGAAGGTGGTCCAAATATTTCCACAATTCTACCTTCAGGTAACCCGCCTCCTTTTTGATTTGCGCATATGTAATCTAACATTTGACTTCCTGTACTAATCCAGCGATTAACATGCGTTGGACTTTCGTCTACAGAAAGATTGTATGCAACTCTTGATCCTTGTTCTTTATTTAGCGACTTAATTAAGTCTTTAGTAAAATTATCACCTGACATATTCTTCTCCTTTTTTACTTTTTATTATAATTCAAAAAGAAGAAGTTTACAATAATTTAATCAGGCATTTCAAGTTGCCCGTACGTACCAGGTATCATTCGTGAATCCTTTCCGGAAGCTGCTACAATTCTCATCATGTCAGCCGCTGCTGCTTTAGGCGGATATATGTGACGCAAATAAATAATAAACTGGTTGAATTCAGGCATTCCAACCCCAGTTGCTTTTTTTATGCCTGTTTTTGCAGTTCCGAACCACATATGACCATAAGATGAAAAGAATTGAGCAGGTGTTACAATAAATTCTTCAACAGTGTCTTTTGCACCCTTAGCACTTGAGAGTTTTTGCTGAGTCTTTCCTACATTTAAAACTTTTTGTGATCTTGCTGTCTTTTCAAATGCATCTCTTCCTTTTCTAGCTGCAGATACTAGATCTGATTGGCGTTGTTTTAATATAGCTAATTGCTTATCTCTTTCAGCCCTCAGCTTCGAGATCTCTTCTCTTCTGTTGACTTTACCTTGTTTTGTCTTTAATTTGCCCAAACCTTTTTCCTTTGCAGCTATTTTTTTTGCATATTGATCTCTAACTGTTTTAATATGCGCTTTAGATGTCTCTCTGGCTGTCTTCACCATATTTTTTCCAGTAGATACTGATTTTTTAATTGCATCACTACCAACCTGCTTTGACGCTTTAACTGCTGCTTCTGCCCTTGTAATAGCTGTCTTATTTGTTGTCATGACCATTTTTCCGTTTTTAGCACCTAAAAACATATACGAAACACCGGAAGCATCAGAAGTCATTTTTTTGCCTACAAATCTTTCCAAACTCTTTGGATTTTTAAACATCCATTCCGCTAGCCAGTCATTTACTCGCTTAAAAGAATCACCGATCATTTTTCCAAACTTACCTTTAGCAGCGTTAAGTGAATCTTTTCCTACTTTCATCATTGTTTTTGTTGTACTAGTTGCTGCACCGAAAGACTTATTAAAAGCAGTTTTTGCTGTATCATCTAAGTTTGATACAACCCACTTCTTAACAACAGGACTCTTTGCCATTATTTTAGCAGTCGTGTCTGCTGAAACATATAGCGTTGACGTTATTTTGCCTGCGTCATCTACCTTCTCCATATACATACGCCCTTTACCGATTGATTTTATTGTAAAGCCTGATAAATCTTCACCAGATTTTGAAACCAATCCTTTTAATGATACCTTTGCAACATCGTCAGTTGCGCCAAGTGTCATACCTTTCAAAGCATTATGTACAGCTTCGCCTGCTTTAGTTTTAGCTGCTACGACAGCTTTTCCAATTTTTGTTTGTTTCATTGCATTAGCAACATCATCTAATTTATCTTTTCCAGTTTGAAAAGCTTTTGTAAGAATATCTTTTACCATACCCGGAACTTCTTTTACATCTTTTTTTCCTAGACTTTTTAAACCTTCTTTAAGGATCCCAAGGCGTTTCATAAAGTTTTCCATAGCAGTACCCATGGCCTTCGTTGCTTTGGAAAGCATACTACCACCAACTTTACCTTCAATTTTAGTAATAGTTGGACCACCAGCCTTAATCGCTGCGGTTATTCCCTTCAGAGCTTTACCTAAGACTTCAATAGCCTTTCCGATAAATCCATGACCCCTACTAAGTAAGGCAGTTACTCCTCTTGCAAGAAGTCCTCCAGCTCCACTAATTACGTTGCCAACGCCTTTGAAAAAACCTAAAAGAATACCTTTGATTGTGCCTACAGCCGGCATAGGAAAAAGTAATGCTTGCATTGAAAAGAATAATCCTAAAAGCGGACCTACCATTTCTAAGAAAGCTTTATCAACAACACCAATAAAATCTTTTGTGTATTTAACAACACCTGCTAAACCAGCTGCTTGACCTACAAAACCACCTACCATTTGACCGGCTGTGATACCTACGTCAGCCATGACATCTAACCAGCCTTCTTCTAACTGCTTTTGTTCACTAAGCATATACTCATAATGACTAATATATCCTTCGGATAGCATATATTTTCTTAGCTTGGCATTTTCCTCATCTATTGCATGCTTAAAATAAGGATATACTTCTTTTAAAACTTGTTTAAATTCAATTTCTCTTACGTTTAATAAGACTGATTCTCTAATCAAACTGTTTATTTTGGTTTCTAATATAATTGCTTGCATAAAAAAACTTCCTGTTTGCTATAATTTACTATTAATTATAACAAACAGGAAGAAAATGATAAGCTTTTAAACAAGATCTTATGTCATTATGACATTAAATCTGCAAATGCATCGTCCAAATCATTGTAAGATTTTTCACCACCACCTCCGCCACCAGATTTTGGTGTATCATCAGGTTTTGAAGAACCTCCAAACTTTTCAGTACCTTCATCCTCTTCATCGCCACCATTGAGCCAGTCATTTACAATTTTACTAAGTTCATCGTAAGACTTTGTTTTAAATATGCCTTTTGTATCAGGTATATTTGTCATCCATTCTTTTGCCTGTTTCGAATCATCTGTAAGTTTTGTTGATCGTCCACGAGGAAGAATTTCTGTTTTTGCCCATTGTTGTCCTGGTGGCTTTGAACAAACCACTTTGATGTCACGACCTGATTTAGGATCAGTGATATCACCATAGTCTTCATCAAGCATAATACCAAGAAGCTTTTGATAAACAAGTTTTCCAAACCCCCACAGTTGAACCCCTTTGTCTTCTTCACCTCTTACAATTACTGCAGCGTAAACTCGCATTTTAGGATACAACTTCTTTGCCATTTCATAGCTTTCTTTTGTACCTTCATCACGAAGTTTATTAATCAATTCTTGAACCGGGTCTCTTTCACCAAACTGAGATGGTGCAAGAAGTCCACGTTGTCCAGGAATATTGTAATAGAACATCAACTCTTTAAAAGGTTGGCCGTCATTATCAGGAAATGATATAAGACGAATTTGAGATTCTTCGTCTGGTTGTGGTTTCCACATTACATTTTGTGATCGGTTATTACCGCTTAGTCGTTCTAATTTGCGCTTGATAGCTTCAAAATCAATAGCCATGATTTATCTCCGTTTTATTGTTTAATTTGCAATTTTTTAGTTTTTAATATTTAATTTTTAATTGCTTAGCAATTATACATTGTGTGTGTGTATGTTACAAAATTATTTTAATTTATTTGTTGTTTTTTGATGAAAAGCTTGAAGTAATGCTATTCTTTCTCGTTGCTCATTTATTTGTTTTTCTAAAATTTTATGATGATCTTTTTGTTTAGAAGCTGATTTATTTGAAGCGCCTAAAGGTAAAGCATATCCGCCAGCTGCGCCGGCGCCTGAAAATTCTTCTAAATCTATTTCTTCAAAAGAATCTTCTTCATCAACTTCTTCGTCATTATTTACTTCATTTTTTTTACTATTAATGATTGCTTTTTGAAGGTGATCAGGTAATCCTTTTTTTTGCTTTCCCTTTAATTTATTGTGATCATCGTATTTGTCTGTGAATCCTTTTTTTTCAGAAGTAATTTCTTCATTAAAAGATTCAATTAAAGATAACAAAGAATATTTTTTAGATTCATATACAGCTGAGATTGTGTTTTCAGCTGCTTTGTTATTATTATCAATATTCATTTGTTCGATATCAATAACATTTGCCGATTCGATATTTTCTATTGGTTCTCCTATAGCAGCTTTATAAAGATCACCTAGTCTTCTTAATAATTCAAAAGGTTTGTTAAGAAATAATCTAACTATTTCGCCTCCTGTTGTGGATATTTTTTCAACAATATACCCTAAAGAATCTGCTAACATGCCTTTGCCTGTTACTAAAGTCATGACTTTTTCAAACAATTCAACTATTTTTGAAATTATTCCTTCTCTATTTGTTATTGTTTTAAACACAAATTGTTCAACAGGCTGATCTCTTAAAAAGGTGCCTAATGAAGTAACAACATTTGTAATAGCTTCGCCTGCAATTCCACCAACGCCGGCTGCAGCGAATGTAGGCAATGCAACAACAGAATCAAATGTCTGTGCTGCCGTTATTGTCATTTGTTTTAAAACTTCTAATATTTTTTCAACGCCTTCCTTTAATAAACTTTTATCTTTTTCATCAGCTAATATAAAATTTTGTAATAAGCTCGAATATTGTTCTACAGTGCCTATTATTGATAATGCTGTTAATCCTGCTGTGTGTTTTAAACTACTCACAATGTTTTCTAAACCATCAAACGCTTCTTTTACTTTACCTGCTTGCATATACAGTTCGATATCGCCTACGATTTGATCTAAACCAGGAACTGCTTTTGCTAAATCAGCTATTTTTTGGAAAAAGCCTTCATCAATCCTTTCTAATGTTTCAAGCAACTGGTATTTGCCATTAATGCTAACTCTATATTCTAATATACTTTCTGGCATTTCTTCTCCTTCATCTTCAGATTCTTCTTCTTCATTAACCAAAGAATATCTTTTTGAAAATACGTCATCTGCATTTGTATTGAAAACTGTGCCTATAGGATTTCCTTTATTAACAAAAGGCATATTTGCAGGTGATGTTCCAACACTAAGTCTAAGTTCTTTAATTTTTTGATTTTTCATAAAAGTAATTATGTTAGAAAGTAAGAAACGAAACAGGAATTTTAAAATTACTAACAGGACATTGTAAATATTTTATATTTTTAATTTGATTTGCAATGTTTTTATTACTGGAGCAAATAATAGCATCATGAATAATTGCATGAAAATTTATTTTATTGTCATTAATAAATCTACCAAAAGACAAATAACAAAAATCAGCTACAGATGATTGAACCCAATAATTAACAGCCAATCTTTCGCTGGTGACGATAACTGGGCGATTGTAAAAGTTGTATATGCAGCCATCGTTATAAATTGATGTTTTTAGTTTAGCTAGAAAATTTGTAATATCTAAAAAATTTAAAAGGTTTGAATACTCAACCTTAGAAAAATTAGATAATCTTTTTACGGTATTAAATTGAGCTCCATAAAGTACAGATATTATTGCATTTTTAAGTTGCTTTCTTGTTTTATTTGCGATATTAAGTTTGTCTTGAATTTCTGAATATACGTCTACTACGCTTGAATCTATTTTATCATTTGCCAGTAAATAAAAATAAGGTTCACAAGAATTAAAATCTATTTCAAACATTTGATTGTTGTTATATGACAGTTTTTTTCTTTTTTCTTTTTTCATTGTCATAAAATTTGTACCTTTTATTATTTTAGATCTTCCTGTTGCGCTACTATGAGAATATACTGGCATATCACAATTATCAACAGGTTTTAACTTAGATAATAAATCTTTTCTATGTATGTAGACTTTTTCAAAATAATCATTATTATATTTTTGAACTGTTTTAATTTTATTTTTAAAGTAGTCCATATAGTCTTTTTTGTTTTTGTAAGACATAAACATACTATAATTTTCATTACAATTTATTTCTGAGTAAAAAGAAAAATATTCTTTTATTGACTTAATCTTTTCAATTTGTAGCGCATCGCAAACAATATTTAACTGATTAACATTCTTTGTTTTGTGACTATTTAGATTAATCAGGTATTGCTTATTTAAAACGCTATATTCTTTTTCTACTATTATATTCATATATTAATAATACATTAAAAATAATATTTATACATTATTAATAATCGGTTGAATCGATACTTGCAATATTTTTATTTGCAAACGAACCGTGAACGTTGCCTAGTGTATTATTAGACTTGACTGGCTTTTTCTTGCTGCTAGATTTTACTTTATTAACTTTTTCTTTTTTGGCGTTTTGATTATACCTACTAAGCGTTTGTTGCGCATCTGCGTCTGCTGTTGAAACAGGCACTTTTTCTTCTTCTAATTTTTGCTTAACTTCAGCGGCTGCCGCATTCAATTTTTCTTTATCAATATTTTCTGCTGCTGCTATCAGCCGGGATCTCATATCTCTTCCTGTGCCTATTTGCGGCAAATACAAACTAATGGTAGTTGAATATTCTCCTGCAGATATGCTGTGTGATACATCACCTACCATATACACATTATCAATATCTGTTCCTGTTTGCATATCAACGAAGACATTAAGACCCATTGTAATAAAAGGACACCCGTATATGGCCATGTCAATTGATGTAGGAATAATAAATTCTTCTATAACTTCACCGGTATTTTCTGCTGTTTTTGTAATATTACTATTATTTGATTCTTCATCTTTTTTAAATGCGTTCATTAACCTTGAATTGATAATTTCGTCAGATGTATTACTGCTTACATTAACAGATTTAACAACACCTTGTTGACTTCCATATCTTATAGTTGGAAATGCCCGGGAAACAAATTGTTTTATTTCTCTAATACTCATTTTTTCAATATATGCACTAGAAGCATCTCTAAAATTTTTCACGCCTGTTAAGGTTATTAATTCTTCTTTATCTTCATACTGATTTAGGATTCCTGCTATAGGAAAAAATGATTCTGGTTCAACTAAACCATCCATAAACATAGCTTCAGCAGGTTTTGAAGTTGCATTTTCATCATATACATGGATTTTAAGTATTTTTTTTGTGTTATCTATTCCTTTTATTTTTGTAATGTCTTCTTCATCAAGAATAAAAGTTGATTTAAATGCTGTTTTTGCTTTTTTAGTAATGTTTCCGGCATTTGCTGCTTGGGAAGGCGCAGGTACAATTTTAGGCATTACTTCTAATTCCATATGAATTACAGGCTTTTTAAAATATGTTAAGTTGCCCGGGCCTAAATTATCGGAATTGTATATATCATTCAAATCGTCTTTTAAAGTTTTTGTTCGAATGCTAGCTATTCTGCTTTGAATGTATGATCTTTCAGCTGCGTTTTGTTTTCTGTTATAGTCTTTTTTTATTTTTTCATTTTCTTTTTTTATTTTTTTCTTGTCTGGACCATTAATTTTTTCTTCTGCTTTTGCGATTTTGAGCGTTGAATAATCGTAATCAGGATTAAGGGATTCAAATTTTGCTTTTACATTTGAATTAAAGTCAGGTTCAGCTCTAATTTCTTTTTCTTTTTCATTCTTATCAATTCCAAAAGAATCTTTTGAAAGTTTATAAATGCTTAAATTGTTATCTTGAAAATAATTAGAAATAATATCGAACACGCCTCTCGGAGTTAAGTCTCCTGCACCTTCAATTACTTTATAAATTTGTCTTTTAAGAGTTTTTATTTCAACAGGTAATGAAGCAGTTGTATATTTTCTGGCGCCGGCTGCTGCGTTGTTTATCGGATAGAATAAAATTTGAACTTCATCATAATTGTTTGTAGCTGACATGGGCAGAGCTATTAAATTAGATATTACCTTACCTAAAGAAATGTGACCTTCAGGATAATCATTATACAAACCTTTCGTATTATTCGGATCGTAATATACGTTACAAAGAGTCGACGTAAAAGGGTCTACATGTTCTTTTTTAAAGCTTCTTTTAAGTGAACCATCTTTTTGTTTTGTGACTTCTATGCCTGTCATTGACTCAATTTTAGATATCAATCTTTCTGCTAAATTTTTCTTTGATTTAATTTCAAATTCTTTAAAACTATTTATAAAATTAGAATTATCTGTATCTAATAAATCAATTAATGCAGCAGGATCTTTTTCATTTAACCCAGATTTATTTGAACCTAAGTCAACTAAATTTTCATTTGCTAATGCAAGAAAATATTCAATAAGAATTTCTGCATGCCAGTAAGTAGTGTTATCATTTCCGTTCTTTGAACTGTATTTTTCTATCTTTTTCATTAATTTCATAACAACATTTGTAGGTAATAATATTTTCGCTGCAGTTACAGAATTTCTTATAATTTTTACATGTTTCATGACGCGTCTATTTCTTTCATCTAATATTATTTTATCTGACTCAGGTTTTTTTGCTTTAGACGGGACGCCTTGTTGAAGTTGGTGATTGCCTTTTTCTGACTTAACAATATTTTTGCTTTCCATGTCTGATATTACATCAATTATTTTTGACTGCAGTTTTGTTGCGTCTTTATAATTACCTTCAGCTATATGAATTGATTTAAAATCAGAGGCACCCCAAAAGTCTAAAGTCATATTAATATCTATTTGATTACCGCTAAAGGAAAAGTCAGAAGCAGTTAACATATAAACGTGAGATTCTCTCAGGCTATTTAAAAATTTACCAATATCGTTATTTGAAGTAACTAAATTTCCATCAGGGTGAGACCAACCGTGTTCTATCTTTACTAAAGTTTTAGCTACTTGGTTTAATGAAACAAAAGGAGCAATTTCATTGAGTCGGCTCCTGTCATGTAATGTCATAGACAATTTTGCCCTTCTATTAGTTATCATATAGTCACCGCCACTATTTATTGTGGCGTTAAAACTTTTAAGAGTAAGCATTGGAGCAAAAGGATCTAAAACATTGTTTAAATCTTCAATTAATTCATTATTGGTATTGCTAACGTCTAAAAAATCATTAAAGTTTCTAGTACTATTATTGTTAATATTTGCATTTACCATGGTCTGAGGTGATAAAAACATATCCATGTAATTGACGCTATCTAAAGTTTCTTTTTCACCTACAAAACTGTTAATTTTACCTTCGAATAATTTTTCAACATCAGGTGTTTTTGAAAATAAGCCGTTGACACCATCATCAAATCTCATATAACCTGTTGAATCCATTCTGTTTATATCTTGTCCTTTTGTTTTTTTAGTATAAAAAGTTAAACTTAAATAAGGAGTGCATCTAGACAATTCTAATGGAGAAACTGCCCCAAAAAAAACTGATAAATAATTATCATTTCTGGAACCTCTATTATGTATAGGTTTTCTAAATATAAACGAAGTTAAATTAGGCAAAGTTTGATTTTGAGGCAAATCGTTTAAAGGATTATTAACTGCAGCTGGAATAGTTTTTTTATTACCAGTTTTTGCGTAAAAAGGCAAACGTTGCGGGTTGTTTTTCAGAAAACCCGCAAAACTTTGTACAGTGTGTATTTCTTTTTTAACAATTTCTTTTTCTTTTTTAATTGTAGGTGTTTTTTTATTATTCTCTTTTAGCTGTTTTTTATAAGACTCATTAAGATTTTCTATTGATTTTTTATAGTCAGGTGAATCTAAAGGAATCCACTTTTTTGAATTTGCAGTTTTGTCTCTTGTATACCACAATCCTTTGTCTAATTTGTATACATAATTTGTATTTTCTTCAGGATTCACAAATAAATCAATGTCAGGTAACTCTGATTCTTTCCCTTTTTTTAAAACCTGTTTAGATTTTATGTAATCTTCAATACCTTGTTCTGCATTGTTAAAATCTTCCACGATTGCAGTTTTAATATGTGGATCTTGTTGATTGAATATATCCTGAGTTAACTTTTTATTGCTGTTATTTTGATATTCGAAAAATGCACAAACGTCTTTCATAGAATAATATTTTGGTGCCTTCTCTGTTCGATCACTTAATCTAACACCAGGGAAAACAGCAGCATGCGAAATATCACCTGCTATAACTGACAATGCATCTATCATTCCACCCTTGGTTAAAACATTATAATTATCTTCTGTTAGTGAGTTTAAAGCTATATCTGTGTATATACTAGGATTGCATAATAAGTCATGTGCACAAAAAGAACCGTATTGACCGCTTGTAAATTTTTCAATTATTTGTTTTTCTATACTTGTTATATTATTTTGATTTTTAAATTTTTCAACTAAAGATTCGAAAATTTTATTGTCAGTTAATAGCTTTATTTGATTTTGTATTTCCGAACCACCAAATATTGAAAGAGTATTATCTATTTCAGCACCTGCTATATAACCGCTAAATTTTAGTATTAAATTTCTTAATATTTTTAATTTTAAATTAGGATTAGAATTATAAAAACTATCCATCATCATTGTGCAACTCCTAGCGCATTGGACAAACTCTTAGGGATTAAAATTAATGTACCTGGCGGAACCTGTAATCCCCACCCAATTCTACTGGCTGCTGCGATCACCCACCAATAATTTGCATCATTATAATATTTATGTGAAAGGTGATCTAATCGATCACCTTTCACCATTACATATGTATGACATTCTAACGTTCCATTTGATATTGCTTTGCTAATGTTAACATTATATTCAGCAGTCCCATAAAAAACGTTATTAGCAAACCTATACTTGTTGACAAAAGAGTATCTTGAAATGGCCATATTTGTTATCCTTTTTTAATTGTCCTGGTTTTATTAAAGTAAGCTTCTGAATTAAACCCACCATCATTGTAGACGTCTCCTGATATATCTTTCATTATCTTTCCTACGTTGTAAAGTGGTGCTCTATTATAGCCTGCATAATCCAAACCAGGTGGTATGTCATGTATTACATCTAAGTTAAATGTTATTTTACAACCCATAGGTGCTCTGGAATTATAGTCTGTTTCCCAAGAAAAAGAGTTGTCTAACCAGTCAAAAGTTATACCACCAAGTTTGCCTGCCAATCCTCTACCCATTGTTGATTCAAAAGCTTTTGTAAAAGGGTTGTTCATGGAATTTAAAAACTTATTTTCATGTGATTCTAAAAGCTGGGCGTATATATTCGACACTGAAGATAGTGCGTTGCCAAGCGGACCATATGCAGCTGAAGATGACAATAATGCTTGTGCTGCCAATTCTTTCCCTAATCCTCCTAACAAACTTCCTCCGTCAGTACTTGCGCCTACGGTAAGTAACCCGGGTAATAGAGCGGTATTTGTAAAAACACTATTAGGTAACGGGTACAAATCTTCATGATAACAATACACATGTTTGTTAAAATAATCACCGGAGTTGCTTAAAATTGACGGGTCTATTATTTTACACTTATACTTGGTTCTCTGTATGGTTTTACCGTATTTATCTTTTGATGCTTCAGCAAACTTTTCTATTACTAAAACTGTTATTGCTCTATTAAATCTTATTTTTTCTCCAGTTTCGTAGAGATAACCGTTTGAAACGTTAGATTTAAGAAATAAAATTGATGTATTAGGCATATAACCAGCATGTATACCTGGCATGTTTTGTGAAAAAAATTCTAAGCTGCCGCCTCTTGGGTCTTTAATTTGATTCATGACTGGATTTAATGCAAGCGGATTAACAAAACCATTGACTAGTAAAGTAGATAATCCGGCTGCAGCAGCTTGTATGTGTGTTTGACTATAACCATCTTCTGATTTTTTAATTTGCATTGACGTCGTATTTTCAAATTGCATTGGAGAACCAAAAATTGCTGCTATAGCATTGACAATACCTTCTTGTATCCCTTCGCCAAATGAAGCTACTTTACCTATAACACCTTTATTGTTAATTTTTGTTCCTTTGTTACCTATTCCAAAAACTCTACCTAAATTAAACTTTGAATAATTAGATTTGATTACATCTCCAATTCTTAATCTTACAATTGGGCTGGCACCGATAACTTGACTAAAAGGTTGAATAAAAGTCGACTCACCTCTAGTAACTTGAGATCCTTGCGTCCACTGTGGATACAACAAAGTGGTAATTTTATTTATTTTATACCACATATTATCAAAGTCTTCTTGCGATGTTGCCATTAAAGTAAATCCACATGTGATAGATCTTTTAGTATTATTATAAATATGGACATCATCCATTCTACCATAACCACCTTGAGAATTAAAGTTAGGATTAATTTGATCTGTTAAAGAACTTAAAAAAGCATGAAAAGAAATAATTTCATTAGTTCTTAAATCCTGTATATAGAAAGGCACGTATTCTGCATCTAATCGATCTTCCAACTCTTTTACAACAGTATTTGGTATTCTTCCACCGGAACCGTCATTATTGATAGACAAATAAGTATTTTCGACTAAATCACTACCAAAGTGAGCTCTCATTAAATTAGGATGCCTAGGTCCGTTTTCCATTTTAATACTCGCTCTTAAAGAGTTTAATGGAAAAAGATAAGCAGAAGGAACAGTACTCTGTGCATAAGATAACTGGTTAATTCTTTTACCATTTTTAAGCTTACTTTTCGAAAATCTGGTACTTGGATTATCTTCCAAAGCATCTACATCATAAAAAGAAGAATTTTCGCTTAAAGAAAGATCACTGTCTACTGGCTTGCCGGCAGTTGACCTTAAGCTAACATCACCAACGACAGCCATGGCATTAAAAAATCTTAAAGCAGCGTTATCAGTAAAAGAAAACATTAATTCTCTTAAATTAGCGTCATCATCTTTTGAAATAAACTCTGTTATATTATTTATTGAATATTCAAATCTTTTAATTACAGAACTACATACTGATAGCCAGTACCCGGGGGATTGTTCGAAAACAGGATTAGTAGCACTTTCGTCTAAGGCAGCAGCGCTTAAACATATGTCCATACCTCTTACTACACAATCTTCATATGGGTAGATAGTTTTAGTAATATACTTTTCTCTTAAAGCTTCTAATTGTAAGTTAGGTAAAGCTTTAGCTTTTCCATATAAATTTTGAAAATTACCTGATTCTATTGCAATCGCGGATTCTTTTTTAAGATCTTCTGTATCGTTATGTTGAGAAAGAGATTTAATAATGTCTTGATATAAATTATTATAAATAGCGTATATCGCCAGGGATGCCAATCTTGCTTGTATTAAAACTATTTTCTTATTTTTTTTATAAAAATTAATTTCACTATTAAATTTGGTTCCAAAAGAATCAGAATTTTGATTAATAAAATTTCCCTTACCTTGCCTAATCGTATTTCCATTTTCATCTTTTGGGTAAATTGATGTTGACTTAGCACGATAATTATCACCGCTTACTTTTTGAAAAGAATTAACTGGATTATTAATGATACCCATTAATTTTTCACCATAACCTATCAAATTATTGGTTTCGATATCACTGGCAAGATTTAAATTGTCAATATTTACATCTTGTTCTGAAAAACCAGAAGCTTTCTTTAATAACTCTTCACCTAAACTTTTAAGTTGATCGATGTTTACTAGTATACTTTCATCAGAATATCCAAATTTGTCATTTATTTTATAATCTAAGTCTTCTAAATTGTCTGGGTTGTTATCTTTCATAAATGGATTTAAGTCTTCTCCTACATTACCAAACCTATTGTTGTTTATTATATAATCTTCAACCAACCCCAATACTTTATTATCACTTCTTTCGTTACTGTTAATATTATTGTAAGCATTTAAATCACTACCTGATATATCTTTAAATAAATTATTGCCTGATTTATCTGGGTCACTTCCTGCCTTATCTAATATTGATTGTAAATTATTACTGTCTAATTGATTTAAACTAATTGTGTCTAAATAATTTTTACCTAAAGAGTCTGATGTATTAGTACCTTCTGTGTCTGCTGTTTTAATAAATGTCTTTTTTGATGTATTTAATGTTTCTGAAAAAGAGCTAGCACTATCTTCAGTTATAACTTTGTTGCCTCTGTTATATTTTCCTACTATTATATTGTTGTTCCCAGCAGGATAATACATATTGTTTGATTGATTTACAATAAATCTTAAATAATTACCTAAAAATCCTTCATTGTCACTAATTAATTTTCTAGGTATTCCATCGTCATCTAAAAAAGTACCTAAATCATCATCATCAGATCGAGCAACTCTGCCGTCTTCATTAGCGTCAGTTATATTATAGTATAATTTATTACTAACTTCTGATTTATTTCCGATATTATTTCCTTTAAAGAAATCTTTAAGAGTTTTTCTAGATGACATTTTTATTCCTTAAGTTTTTCTAATATTTCTTTTTTAATTAATTCAAACTTATTATTTTCAATACTTTGATTAATTTTTTGTAAAAGTAAAGAGTATTTAGATATAAGTATATTAACTTCTTCTTTTTCTTTGTCATTCAAATTATATTTTTCAGTTAATTTATATGCTTGATCTTTATACTCTTCTTTTTTAAAAAATTTATATTTTTTCATTGTTTGGCTCTATTCCTTATGGCTTAGATACTATGGCATCTGTATTAATACTAGCAGCAATTTCTTTACTATCTAAATAAACTTTAACACCACCCTCAGGTATATTGACAGTTGAATTAAATTGTTGTGCCATAGCGCTAGTAGTGCTGTTATTGCTATTTGTTTTTTGTTGCTCATTTTTAATTGCTTGTTCTTCTATTTCAAGTGTTTCTTTCCTTGTTTTGCTTAATGATTTTATGTCTTCTTGTGATTGTTTAGCAAGTGCTGCTGTTCTACCTTGAAGCTCTTCAGCTTCTTTTAATATATTCGCGGCTTCTTTTCCCATAGTTTTTCCCGAATCCACAACAGCGGCAGTGAATTTTTTAATTCCTATCTTTTCTCCATCTACATTCGTCAATGCTTTTACACCCTTGATGTATGCATTGTTTAAATTAGAAAACTGTGATTGAGAAGTACCTAATATATTTGTATTGTTTGCCAATTCAGTATTTAATCGAGAAAAGTTTTTAGATGCTTCATATGCATTTTCAGAGGATTCAACGTACATTTTCGTATTTAATTTACCGACAGTGGTTTCGACATCTTCATATGCATTTTTTGTTTGAGTCAAGTTCTCTAATAGTTTTTCAAATCCTTCTTCAGCAGCTTCATCTTCTTTACCCATTAATGAATCGAGCTCAGCTTGAGAGCTAATTTTCCTCTGGTCACTTAATAAATATGCTAATTCTTCTTGACTTCTACCAAATGACTTCGCAATTGCATTTTTCATTGAATTTGATTGAGATAGAAATTTTTCTTTAGTAAAGCCGGCTTTAAGTAAAGAATCTCTTTGATATTCAATTAATTCATCAAATTTACCTTCAGATGCTAAATAAGACATCTTCATTGCATCAACCTGTACACCTGTTAGTTGAGCCATGGTACCGGCAGCTTGAGCTGCGCCTGAAAATGTTGCAAATTTACTTTGCACTGCATTTAACTCTTCGTATGTATAACCTAATTGAGTAAGTTTTGCAGACATTCTTGTTGCTTCTTCAACTGTTATATCACCAAACATCTCAGTATTTGACATCATTTTCATTGTTGACTGAGTTAATGTTGTCATCGGTATGTTTAATTCTTTTGATAAATTACTTGCGTATACGCCTAACTTATCCATTGATCCTAATGTGATTTCTTCTGTGAAACCAATTTGTTTTTGAAATAAACTTTGTATTTCTGATGATGTAACGCCTAAGCTGTCTTCATAAATAGATAACTTTGCAATTTGTTTATCTGAAAGGTCTGCTACATGTTTACCATATGTTGTTGATAAATCACCTAATATATTTTGAACGTTAGTTGCAGCTTCTTCAGCACTATCAAAGTATTTATCAAAAATATTAACGCCATCTTTTGTTAAACTTTCAAGAAGTTCTTTTCCTGACTGTTGCATTCCCATTGTCGCAGTATTTGTTTTTGCTGCTGCAAAACGTATTACTTGAAAACGCCTAACAGCATTAGAGGCTGCACTTTCAGGTATATAATCAAACTCTTTTAAACCTAAACCACCATAAGCTCTTCTTAAAGATTCTACATTGTCATTTGTAGCTTTAGCAGTTCTTTCCAGAGCGTCAGCATGACCATCCATTGTATCTTTCAAACCCTTAAGGGCTTCCATCTGAATTGCGCCTAGCGCAGAGCCGACTTTACCAAGTGTAGCTTGCATTGTTCCTTTAAGATAAGTATTGGACTTTTCTCTTTGCTCATTTCCTATACGCAATGCTTTATTGGATTCCTCTCCTTGTCTTAATGCTTTTGAAGAAGTAGAAGTACTACTATAACTATCTCCTGTTCCTAACTCACCTGTAGACATACAAACCTCTTTTTAAGTATCTGATATTGAATAATTATAACAAACTTAAAGTTTAGAAATATAATCATCAACTTTTCTTAAGTTTTCTGATGTTGGTGTTTCTTCTTGTTTACCATTTATATCTTTGAAATGCTTCAATAGTCTGGTAATATACCAACGCCTATATGATGTTGGTATATTCCTCACCTCTGAATATGACATGTTGAGGTGTCGCTGGAGCTGAAAACATTCCTCTAAGAAATGCTCTCTCCAGTTATGTCCTAGGCCAAAAAAACTCAGGTGTTATTGCCAAATTTGCTTTATTTACGTGCTGACAATGTTGACACATAAATTCATGGGACATATCAATTCCAGGTTCATTATCTCTAATAAAGCTTCTTAAAGATTTAGAATCATATGCAGGCATATTTTTAATAAAATGATTAATTTTGTTACGATCTGTTATTCCTTGAACAGACAATATAGCAGCTTCTAAATAACTTGTAATGTTATTTTCGACACTTATACCCATTTTATTTTTAAAAAATTGTTGTTTTTTATCTCTTTCTCTTTCATCATTAGACGTTAAAAATTTAAACCTAACAACTTTTTTAGTAACCGGAAAAGTAAATTCAAATTCGTTCTTACCTAATTCTATAGGCTTCACGTTAAGTCTTTTAATCTCTAATCCTGACAGATCAAAATTAATATCATTGACTTTACCGCAATCTTCACAATTTGGCCGAATATTATAATTTGACCCGTATCCTGTAATTCTAATAGAAACCATTAATGCATTTTTATCACCTAATACAAGATTGAAAGGATCAAAATTTTCTTCAACTACACAAGATTTAATTAAATGATCAATAGCAGTACCTTCTTTAATTAAAGCACCTGAACTTAAAATGTCCTCTTCTCTTGCTGTCATTGCTTTGATTTTCAATGAATCCTTTTTATATAAAGTACTATTTGGATCATATATTAAACCGTTAGAAGGGATCGGGACCATCTCTACAGGTATCTCCCAACCAAATTCTTCTTTCATCACATTTTGTGTCATGACATGCTGTTGTGTATTTCCCGGTAAATTTGACATCAAACCTCCTTAAAAAAAAACGTTACTAGTAATAGTAACGCATTAAAAATAAATGTAAATTAAAATTATTAATATTGTAAAACACAATTATCAAATTGTAATGTTAAGCTAATTTCCATCAATCCATCAGACCCATAGTCTAAAGTACCAAATCCTGAACTTGTTATAAATGCTCCTTTAATGTCCCAAAGCTCAATAACAGTGCCCACAGGATCTAATAACTTAAGTTGAAGATCTCTCTTGTAAAAATCAGCATAACCTGCTCTACCAGAAACAGACTCATAATGTGTTCTAATCCATTCCATTACTTGTTGTGCACCGGAAGGTGCAATTGGATCGTGAAGTGTTATATTAATATTACCCATATCTAATTTGCCGGCTACATATCGATAGCTATTGATAAAATCAATTTTTGTTGATCCAATAGTAAATGTTGGTCGAGCTGTTCCTTTAATTAAAAAAGAATCGATTCCTTCAAGTGCTAATACCCATCGATGTTGTCTTTTTGGTTCAAATCTATTGGGCAGCATATCAGTTACGCTAAGTGTTTCTGCCATTTGTTTCTCCTATTAATCAATGATGCCATTGTTTGTAATGTTAAAGTCGAGTGCTATAAATTCTGCTACTCTTACAGGTTGAAGGTAAATCTTACCTCTAAGTGTATTATTCTCAACGTCAGCTTGTGTCGTAGTTGTTTCATCAATTACAACTTTATATCTTGCAACCCCTTGCTGACTTTTTAGGCTTTCTAAAATAGGGTTAACCATAGATCTAAATTTATTTAAAGTTTCAGGACGATTTGGTTCAAATATTAAAGTATTTGCAATATTTCTAACTGCTCTTCTAACAGTTATTAATAATCTTCTCACATTAACTCTATCTAAAGCAGAAAGATTCTTAAGTAATGTTTTTTGTCCTTGTATTGTTATACCTACATTAACAACATCATTAATGGGATTGATATCTGCAGAATACAAAGTATCTAAATTAGTCCTGTTGATTGTTCCTAACTCAGTTGTTATTGCACTACTCAATACGCCTCGAGTATTACCAGCTGGAGCAAACCAAGATTCACCAATTGTGTCATTATTAGCATATGCTCCTAATACCGCAACAGTAGGAGGAACTTGCTTTAATTCATCTTGACGTGAAACATTTCTAAATGATATGTTAACGTCAGGAAAATATGCTGCAGCAAATGAAGTATTTAAACTTCTTCCAACAAAACCACTGGTTGTATATCTAATACTTGGTTTGTTTAATTCTGTAGTTGATCCTGTTATAACATTATCTAAGCTATCTCTTTGCTCAATATCCATAATGTATAAAGTATCAAATCTATTCTCAGCAACACTAATCCCATAATCTGTGACTGATGAGTGTCTAATTCCTGGGTTTGCCAAAAGTTGAATATCAACGTCTGACTTTGAACCTAAAATATCTAAAGCTTTCCTATAAGCTTTAATTGTAGGACCACTTTTAACGCCACCTTGATCAGCAACATTATCATATTCTCTTTTGACAGCATCATTAAGAAATTCCGATTTATCTTTATTGAATTTATCAACACCGTCAAAGCCACCTTGAAACAAACAAGTAAACTTAACATATTCACTATTATTACTAAAAGCTAAATCATTAACTGCCAATGCACGAGTTTTATTAGCAGCAACTTCTGTTATACCACCGCCTCTGACATATGAAGCTGATGACCATTGTGCTGGATCTGCTTTTTCGTTTGAACCGGTTCTTACTTTGATGTTTGATAATGAAAATAAACTTTTATTAAAAAGATCAACATCTAAAATTGAACCATTAACGTCAGCAGCACCGGTGTTTTCTTTAACAGCAAAGTTTGTCGTGTCAGTTCTATGCGTCGGATAATGTTTTAAATATGCTGTATTTGAATTGATTACTGAGTTATTGAATTGATTAGGTAAAGTAACTTCTGTTTTTGCTTCTGATTGATATCCCCAGTAATATTTAGTAAAGGCCGCTTTTGATGTACCTGCTCCTTCATTTAAGTGTTCTCTATACGGAATAGGCGGTTCAATTAATCTTTTAAGAACGTCAGAATTTCCATAATTTCCCGCATAAGACGCCATCATTGTACCCGAAGTAACTGTATGCATTGGCCCTCTAAAACCAAATGGGACTGCATTTGAATCAATGTTGCCATTTTCTAAATCACTTGATGCAACAACTCTTACTAATTTAGACTTTCCATAGTGTGAGCCTTCAATAGTTATTTTTTGTGAATTATTATCGTTGTCAAAATCAAACTTAGTATTAATATCACCAATAATTCTTGAAATATAACTTCGACTATTAGGGTCTAAAGAAATGTTTGTGTATAAAGGCTCTGCATAACCAATGTCTCCATCAATATCGTCAGCATGTCTAATGCCTAAAGAAAAAGTTTTTTCTGTCGGGTTGATACTTGATATTGAAAACTTATAGCTTGTTGAAAACTCTTTACCAGGAGAGCGTGAAACTAATTTAAATAAGTCTTGACCATCTTGAGAAACAATATAAGGAGATTCTGCGTATGAAAATCTATCTTGCCAATCTTCGTAATCTGGTGTGTTTCCAAATCCAGAAGTTGCGCCTCTTGATATAGAACTGGTAAGAATAAATGCTGTATTTTCATATGTTGTGTTAAATCCTGCTGGGATATTACCAGACCCCGTTATGGTCGCATATTGAGGATGTAAATAATAATGTGAATATAAATAATGACCGTGTTCTTCTATTTTTAATGGGTCTATATTAAATACACCTTCCTTTCCGAAGTAAAAGTCTGAATTTGATTCAAAAGAAGCAGTTATAACATTACTTGGTCTTTCTGTTGATCCTTTAAATCCGTTTAATATTAAAACAAAAGTGCCAGACCCAGCTAACTCGATAGAACCAGTCATTTGACCATATCTTGGAGTCGAGCCATCTGTAGTAGCTGTTGTTGTCAATACCGGGTGTTGACTTAAATTATTATTAAAAGAGCTACTTAAAGATAAAGCAACGCCGCTTGGCGCAAGAAGAACTCCACGAAGAATTGGAATAGATCCACCTACACCACCTGCTAAGCTTATTGCTGTATTAACAGACTCACCTGACCCTAAAGCTAATACTGAATTAGATTGAAAACTTACATTATTTCCAATTGTTCCTGGTGATTGATATAACAAATTAATACCAAATTGTGGGTCTGATATAGAATTTTTTGTAGCTGTTACACCTGGAATACCTGTATGATCTCCGAAATCAATATTTGCGTCTGTTTCACCATTTATCGCTTTAACTAATTTATCAACCAAAGTTTCAGAGTCATCAGTATTTTTAACCTGTATGTTTGCACCTGAGGCTGAAGGTGTCCCAGTAGAATCAATAATTGTAATTACTATATTACCTATTGTTGGTAAAGTAAACGTAATTGTTTGTGTATCTAAATTACCTGCGTCAGTATCATCGTTTATTACCAAACCAGCTGCAGCTGTTGCTGTAAATGAAGCCGCTGTTTGTGTTGTACTTTGTAATCCAGCATCAGAAAATATTGTTGATCCATTAGATTCAGACATAAAACAGCCAAGAAAGTAAGATCTTCCTAAAGTTTCACCTGCGCCGGCGTTTGTATTGGCATAAATATTTTTGCCTACATTACCACCTGATTGGATATTTTCATTACCTACAAAGTAACCAGCGTTTGTAACAGTTCCGTTTGCATTTCTAGCTTTACCGTCGCCAGCTCCGAGTACCCTTACATAAGCAATTGATCCGCCGCCGTTTTTAAAATATTCAGCTGCTGCTAATTTTCCAAAACTATCGCCTGTTATCCCACCAAAAACTGATGTTAACTCTGTTAAAGAGTTAACAATAACGGGAATATAAGCCGGTCCAAGGTTTGCCGTGCCTATTACTCCTGCCGGAGTTGATAATGCCTGTGAAGTTTGACTAGGTTGAGAACTATCTACCTCTCTTGTGAAAACTCCTGGGCTTTTGTATACTATTTCTGCCATTTAAATTACTCCATTCTAAATTATATATCTGATTAGAAAATTACGCCTGAATTTGTTATAATAAAATCTATGGCAATAAATTCAATTGCCCTTGTAGGCACCAGAACTATTGTACCGTTAAGTCTATTGTTTTCTTCGTCTAAAGTTGTGTTATTTGTTTTATCCATGATTACTTGAAATCGATCAATACCTTTTTCAGATTGAACTAATGCTAATTTAGGTGTTACTTGAGAAATAAATCTATTTTTAAGTATTTGTGTATTTTGTTCAAAAACAAAATCACCTGCTATCCGTGAAACAATTCTTTTTACTTCTAAAACCATTCTTCTAACATTAACACGATCTAATGCTGATTTATCCATCTGAAGAGTTTTTTGTCCAAATATTACGATTTTACCTGTCGCAAATTGTGCAATTGGATTAATTCTTGCCTCATAAAGATTGTCTCTATCTGCAGTATTTAATTTGCAGACTGTATTTACAACGTTACTTAATGCACCGCGATTAAATCCTGCGGGAGCGAACCATGGAAAACTAACACTGTCATTATATCCTAAAGCTTGAAATGCAGATACCGAAGCAGGTACTTTTGTTATTTTGCCAACTGCATCTGTGTTGATATAAGTGTCTGGGAAATACGATGCAACATAGCTGTTATCAATACTTCTTCCAGCGAATTTATCTACTGTTTTATTAACATTAATTTTTACTGTTGAATCTTCAAACAAACGATTAGAATTTTTATCATAAGCAGGAATATCCATCAAATATAATATTTTTGAATTATCTCTTACTTTATCACTAATCTTATTTGTAACTAAAGGCTCTTTAATCCCGGGAACTATTAATATGTTAATGTTAGTTAAACCCTCTAAAGTTAAAATATTAGCAGCTTCTAAATAAGAAGACACAATATTGTTTCTTGTTCCTACCCCAGGAGAAGCACCTGCATGCAAGTTTTGATAACTAATAACGCCTCCAGCTGCTTTTCCACCGACTTCTAAAGAAGAAGCTTTGTCATTCATTAACCTGGAGTCTTTATCTAATATATTTAAACCATCGAAACCTCCAAAAAATATATTAGTAAACTTAGCATATTTAGAAAATTTATTAAATGTATTGGCATCGCCTGATAATAAAGATGCGAGAGTTAATCTTCTTGGATTTGCAACCCCATCGTTAATTGTCATATTCGGAAGATCCAAAGAAGCGCTCCTGATATAAGCAGCACTCACCATATGATCATCTGCAGAACCTGTGAGTTCTCTTGAAATTGCGCCTAACAAACTGTCTGTCGAAGCTGATTGATTATTTAAAGCCACTCTTGCAAGAGTAAACTTGTTATTGTTAAAAGCATCAGCACCTGAACCGCTTAATAGTGCATCAAGTTTTTGAATTCCTAAAAACTTAGAATAACCATCGATTAATGATGATTCATTTTGTATCCTGTTGTTTGTTTGAAGTAATGGATTAGATGTTCCATTTTCATCATAATTTTTATTTTTTCTTAACCTGCCAGATTGAATTCCCCAATAAATTGAAGGATTGACGTTTTCATCTTGACTGGCGTGGCCTGCAAAATTAGGATTTACGTTACCATTGCCTTGTGTTACTTTGTAAGTCAAAGGAACAGGTGGTAAAATAGAATATGCAAAGTTTGAAGATTGAGTGCCTGACGCATGTAATCTTATTGTGTTTTCTCCACCTGGAATAGAAGTTGCAGTTGAAGTGAGTGTATTAGAAGTCTTAATTAACGGTAGACCTTTAAAACCAAATGGTAAACAGTCAGCTGGTATTTTTTTATCTAATACACTTTGATTAATTACTATTCTTATGTATTTAGATTTATTAGGATACGTTCCTGCTGTTAATAAACTGCGTTCAGATTCTAAAACTGTGTTAAAATTATAATATTTTTTTGCATCACCAATTAAACTACCAACAAAATCTTCACTGTTAGGATTTAAATTACAATTATTAAACTGTTCATAAATAACTGGTTGATCATCGTTGTCGTTATATTTTCTAACTTGAACTGTAAAAGTTCCGTATGGGTTTTTATTGCTCGTTGATTTTTTTAAATTAGCAATCGAAATAGAAAATAATTTATTTGATTTTTCGCCATCAGACAAAGTTTCAAAATGAAATAGGTCGTGCTCTTTATTTCCAAAGGGCTGCGAAATAAACTTTGTTGTTTTTGCGTTTGCGTATCTCGTATTAAAAGATCCGAATAGTTCTCTGTAATGTTTGGTAGTGTCTCCAGATGTCGAAGAACCTGCTGTTCCTGACAATACAGCAACTGTTGGTGTTCCTGCACTATATTCGACTTTGGCTAAATCATTTTCAATAACAAAATCAGAATATAGTAAATGTTGTCTATCATCAAATTTTTGATAATTGGTGTTTAAAACCTTGTTAATATAGTAATCAGAATCTGGATTTAAAGATGCAGTATATATTTTAATTCCTGCTTCTGATTCATCATTTGAAAAAGTGGAACCTAAAGATGATGAAATTACTATTTTAAAAATACCTTGTTTTTTTATCGGTCCGGTATAACTACTTATTCGTGCTTCATCTGTAGCTGATCCTGTTAAATTATACCCACTGTCATGATCTAATATTTCCATTTTAGCACCTGATGCTAAAAAAACCATACCTCTTATGAAATAAGAAGTTGAAGTACCAACTGATTGATTTTGTGATACAAATGGATATAAATGTGATTCATTTTCATTTATTTCATGTTTTGCAGCAATAAATTGGACGCAGCCTTGATGTCTTTTATCAGCTGCACCTGCTTGCTGCGCTGCAGACGCTTCAGAGCCGCTTAAAGAAAATCCTGCGCCAGATACTGTTCCGTAATTCTTAAAATTATTTAGATCGCCACTTTGTTGTATAACTCCTGCACCTAATGTTCTGACAAAAGTAATTGCCGGTCGTCTTTTTAAAAATTCATTTGCTGCTATTGCGCCAAAATGTTCAGGTCTAATATTACCAAAAACATTTTCAAACTCTTGAATTGATGTAACTGTTGTAGGAACAAAAGCAGGCCCTGATTCTGATATTCCTATGATGCCACCAGGAACGTTGAATGATTTAGAAGCACCTCTCTGAGATACATCTATTTCTCTTTCAAAAAAACCTGGTGATTTAAATGTTTGTTCAGCCATTAATATCTCCTTTTTATTCTTAATTAATTATTCCAAAAACCTGGAAACATCAATAATTATTCGTTCTGTTTCTCTATATCTTTTATTATCAAAGGAGATATTATTGATTCTCCGGTTCTTTTGTTTTTACCTAAAATTTTTGAAAACTGAACTTTTTTCTCTTTAGAAAAAGGATTTACTTCATAAAATTCAATTTCTTCCGATGTGTGGCCTCGGATTTTGTCCTTCACTTCATTAATATTATTAAGATCAGATAAGACATTTTTGTTTAAATTTTGATCTTTTTCTTTTATTGGATTTTTATCTCTTAGTACAATTTTATTATTCGCTGTTTTATAACCAAAATCTACAACAGGCGCTGATATATAGCTTTTAAGTTGATTAGGAATTCCTTTCATAGACTTTGGGTTAATCATATAACCGGGTATTGTAATTCCAAAAGCATATTTTACCATTCTTTCTTCATTAGTGAAATCGCTAAAATTACTATCGAGTGAAAAAGTTTTACTAAAAAATGCGACCAGTTCATAGCCGGCTATTGTTTTTACAGCAATTTCATGACCTTGACCTTGATATTTTCTAAAAACTGTTTGAAGCATTTGATTTGCTTGCTGCATATATTGACACCAAAATACGACTTCATATTTAATAGACATAAATTTAGGATAAGGTACTTCTATTATTTCAAAAATATTATCTGACATGTCATTTGATAAGTCAATATTTTTTTTCGAAAACAAACTATTATTTCCTTTGTTTTTTCTACTGGCAATTCTGTCTGGTAAAACATCTTGACCAGGATAAATTAAAGAGTCATCAATGAAAGAACTTTTTTGAGCTACGTTATCTTGATTTTTAAGTTGTTGCTTGTTTATTAAGTTTTGATATTTTCTATCTTTTTTAGAAAGTCTTTTTTTAATGTAATAACCAGGTTGATCCGGATATGATATTGCAGTTCCATAATTATGCTGGCTAGCGCTTACATCAATTTCGCCTCTAAGAATTGATATAAGTGGTAAAATTAATGCGTTGTTTTTGTCTCTTATTGCATTTTTTCTTCTGGTTAACGCAAATCTTTCTCCAGCAGCAAAAATAACAGGTACTTTTCTTGCTGATCCTTTTTCTTCAATTTCAAATGCAATCTGTTTATCAAAAAGATCAAACACAGCTTTGTCAATATCTTCAATTTCTATACTCGGAAAATTAAAATTTTCCGGTATATTTGTTCCGTCAAACTGAGTAAATATATTATCTCCAAACTTAGACATTAATCATCTCCATAAAAAGAAGAACCGACACCCGTATTATCTCCTTTTTTTGAAACTTCTTTTGGGCCAGATATAGGCTTTTCTAAAACACCGTTTTCTTGTAATTCACGGCGATCAGCTGTTTCTCCTAATCTATTTTTTTCAAAGCCTCTTTGCTGAACAAAAGTATCTTGTACAGCATCATCGTCTGTATATTCTTCAGACGTCGGCCCAAATACTTTTGTAATGAAATTAGATCTTCTTGACTGTTTTCCTGTTACAGTTATATATTGTCCGTGTTCTATTTGTCCAAAAATCACATTTGTACCAGGACTGGTTATGACTTCAAAAAAGACTGACCCGTATGAAAAGAAGTCACCTTCTAAAATTTCTATTCCTTTATCTAATAAATCTCTTGACTGAATGTATGCTGTAACAGTAAAATATTTCTCTGATCCAAACCTATCTGTTTTAGTTGAAGGTTCTTCATATTTAACAAAACACTCAATTTCAATTGGGTCATCAAAAATTTTATCTATTGCTTCTTCATAAAGTGTGTGAACTTTTGACTTTACCTCTGATATAGGAAAATAATATATTTTTTGTCCTGCTACATCTTTAACAATTTCTTTTGCTAAATCATTGATAAAATTAATCTCTCTTGGTGTTATAAACAGTCTAGACATATTTCCTCCTAACCTAAGTATACGCATTTCCCGTTAGGTACGGGTACGAATTTAAGTTGTTTATTAATTTGTTCTGCTCTTGTTGCTTGCAACTCAACTAATTTATCATATGTCATTGTATCTAACATTTCTTTAAGTTTAGTAACTAATGATTCTTTGTCTGACCTTCCGTTACTAATCATGTCCCCAGAATTTAAACTTACTTCACCTCCCGGAATTGGAACATTTCCAAATTTACCTCTAATGTATCCTAGCTGTTCCATAGATATGGCAATTGTGTATTGTCTAATCCACTGTTTGCCAATTGAATTAATTTGTTTGTAAGGAATATTACCAAAAGGAATATTACTTAAGTTTGAAACTCCTGTAATAGATGCATCTTCATAAGCAGGAGAATTAGGGTCAGGGTATTGTCTTACTTTAATCCATAGTTTTTTATTATCATTTGACGGAATAGGATAAATTCTAATTTTTGTACCAACTACTTTGTAAGAATAATTTGACCTACGAACTCTATTTGAAAGATCAAGCTGACCTGCTCGCAAGATATCTTCAAACACAGGTAACACGTAAAAAATAGTCTCCGGAGTAAAAGATTCAAAACTAAATTCATTATTAAGATAATTGATAGCAGATGTTGTATCAAAAAATCTATAAGCAGCTTGCGGGTTATAATGGAATACCTCAGCTATTTTAAGTTTACCTTTTGTGCTATTAAAAATAGCAATACCATTTTCATCTTTTAACTCTGTATAAAGATCATAGTCCTGGCGGCCAAGCTCGAGGCTGATTGTTCCACTTGCAAAATTATATGAACCACCGATTCCAGCCTCCATTGCGTAAGGTTCGGCGAACCGTGTCAAATACTCTAAGTTTTCTCGCGGATATCTATTTTCACTACCGCTTAAAGCACTTCCTGTGGGAAAACCTAAGTAATTGACCAGTTGAGATTTAGCCTGATACTGATTAAGAATTGAACTATATTCTAGTGTCGATTCTTCAAAATTTCCAAAAATTTGTTTTTGTGTTAATTCAACAGAGAGAATATCGTCACCTAACTTTCTTTTAACAAAAGTAACCATACTATCAGCATCTGTTTGAAAAACTGATTCTTCATCGTATATACCAAAAGGTGTAGGTTTAGAAGTCTGTGAAAATGTAGCCATTATTACCTCGTTAATTTATATTAATTATTACGAACAAAACAAGACTTCAAATTTAACCAACCTAATAACAATTATAATGCAAAATTACTTATTTCTAGAAAAATAATTTCTAATTTTAGCAATTAAACCTTCTTCTTCGCTGTCATCATCAATATCGTAAAGAGTATCTTCTTCTGTATATTCTTCTGATTCTTCATAATCTTCATCATCTTTATCTTCTAAATAAAAATCATCACCCGAATGTGCGGTAAATCCGTCATCCACGGCAGTCTTATCTTGCATTCTAAATTGAGGATCTGTATTGTCTAAATTATACTGTGTACCATAAGGGGACTCTTCAGTATCTTCATCATCTTCCAAGCCAATCCTAGTAATTTCAGGATCATCAACACTTTTCTCATCCGGACCTAAATAATGCTGTTTTTTATATCTTCTGACAGCACCTTGATCATACGGGTCTGGCTCGTGGTAATCATGAACTGTTGTAAACTTACCTGGCATTAAATTACCTTCATCATCAACCCCGGGACCGAATGTTAATGGAGGAAATTGTCCTCTATCACTTCCTTTTCGAAAATCTGTGATAGCTTGTGCATGTTTTTCGGCACCCATTGGCTTTTTTTCTCCATGTCGCATCATTTGATTTGACATAAATGAATCACCAACTTGTGTTTGCTCTAGTTCATTAGATAATGCATCATCAACAGTTTCACCTTTAGAGTCTGTTCCTTCTTCATTTAAATAACTTTCAATTAGTATACTAAGATCGCTTCTTGTTATTTTCATTCTCCACCTCCGTCTCCACCAAAGTCTCCACCAAAGTCGGCATAATCATGGTCATGATCTATCCCGTAACCACCTAGATACCAATACTTAGGCTTTTTCTTTGATGCTTTCTTCTTCTTTTTTTTGCTTTTTCTTTTTTTATATTTTCTTTCACCTAATAACGAGTCTTCTTCATGACCAACAATACCATGTTCATCATGTTCGTCAACATTATCATTGTTATCTTTTACTTTTTCTAAAAGACGCGCAGGTATATTTCTTTCAATTGTTCCGTCCGGCCATTCAACATCATAAACTGCAACATGACCACTTTCATTTAAGGAATGCCAAAGAACATATCCAACTTCATTTAAGGAAGAACCCTTCTTCCGAACATGAGTCAGTCAGGTGTGTCCTATTATATCATCTGCTTTTTTCTGGTCATACCGGTCAGGTAAATGTTCTATACCATATGTATGACCTTGTTCTTTACTAACGTATGATAATCTTTTTAATTCTTCTTGAATTAATTTTCTTAGTTTTTTTCTTGTAATTTTCATTTTAATAAGTTCCGTTCTTTTTTCTTTTATTAGTAGTTATTTTTTGACCTAAAGCTCTATTTTTTCCTCGTGGAATAATTCTAATATTGCTAATATTGTTTCCACCACCCCTGCTAATAGGGGTTATGTGATCAATTTCATGACCTTTTGGGACTTTAATGCCGTGCTTTTTTAATAACCTGCCAATTCTATTCCTCTGGGCACGTTGCTTTTTAGCTTTTTTCGAACTATGATATTTTTTATAGGCTTTTTTATAATCGACCTTTTTCTTTTTGCGCTTTCTTTTTTCTTGCAAAACTATTTCAAGAATAAGTGATCTTAATTTTTGCCTAGTTAATTTCATTTTTTTGGTCCGCCCGAACCCCAAGTTAAACAAGTTTTATGTCCTGAACACATAAAATCGTGCATTAAGCAGTATCCTTTCTTTTTGCCTTTAATTAAAAAGTCAGCACTTACATTTTTTGGGTATTTGACTTTCATACAAGATTGCATTTTTTTTGTAACATCAAAAGCACCGCAATTTCCACAAAGTTTATTTTCTTTTACTAATTTTTTTAATTCAGGTCTATTAGGTTCACCGTAAGCAATTTTTTTACTTTTTGCTGCTTTCATTTTTTGTGAACTATTAAACTTGCTGTCTTGCGTAGCTCGCTTACAAGATTTGTCACCTTTTGCTTCTTTTAGTAAATTTCTTAAAAATGCTCTTGTTATCTTCATTATTTCCTCTTAGGTAAACCCACAGTTAAAATAATATCTTCATAACGATGTTTAACAACAAAATCCATTTTTAAGATACATTTTGCAATCTGTTTGTTTGATTTACAATGTTTTGGTAATTTTTTAGTTTTGGTCTGAAGTGCCTTAACACATTTAACCAAAAGACCCATACCTGCTGCTCCACCTTCTTTTTCAAGACATTTACGAACTGCTTTTTCTATATCTTTTATTTTGACTTCTTTTGGTTCGATTGCTTCAATAATAAGCTGTCTAAGTAAGTGTCTTGTTAGTTTCATTTTTTCTTCCTCATTCTTTGAGTTTTCTTTTTACTAGCTTCTTTTCGTTTTTTTGCATATTCATACGCACGCTTTAAACGTTTTTTAACCTTTGGGTCTTTTGCATTTTTATATGCAGCGCGAACCCTTTGATGTATAAGATTGATTATTTGAGACTGACGCTTGTGACTTTTAGACTTAAAACTATTTTTTGTCAATGTTTGACGTATTGCGCTTGCTGAACTAAACTTAACACGAACTGTATCTTTAGGATTTTCGTCTGTATATAGTCTTCTTCCGGAACCTTTTGGCTTTTTACCTGTGCCTACTTTTGGATCACTTTCATTTAAAGTTTGATATACTGACTCTAAAATTAATGATCGAAGACTATTACGTGATAGATACATTTTATAATATTAACAACGAGAAAGAATATCTTCGCAGCATTCTCGAAGTAATGACTTAGTTTCAGGACAATCACAACATTCAATAAGACAAAGAACTGCTTTGCAGCAATCTTCTTTTGAAACGCCACCTTTATGTCCGCCATGCTGCACTTGAATCATTTCTTCACCATGATGATCATCATAACCATGGTCAGGTTGTGCGCTTGGAAAAGGTGAATGACCAATCATTGATGCTCCCATAGGCGCCATTCCCATCATTTTAAATTCTTTTAAAAGCATTTTTCTTACTTGTTTTCTGTTTAACTTTGACATCGCTATTAACTCCAAATTAATGTTCCTTAATAACTATTAGCTTACACATCAAAGTATCACACAAACTAAACAGTAGTTTCTTGCAAACATAAAAAAAGACACCCGAGATGAGTGTCTTTAATAAAGCTTAAATGCCTAAATTAAAATTAAGCACTGAACTGTACAAACTCTAAAAAGACTTGTAATACACCTGAATTAACAGCATTAGCATGTATAGCAACTTCCGGAAAAAGTTTTCTTTCAGTTGCTGTATATGGTGAATTTGCTACAATTATAGCGGTAGCGTTACCACCAAGTGCAGTTGCAACTTCTGATTGTGTAGAAGTACCTTTTCCTGCTGCCAATGAAGCACCAGAGCCGGCGACCGAATCTGCATCTAGTGCCATAAGTTGTTCACCAGCTGCTGCTGTACCTATTCTTATACCGGTTGTTGCAGCACCTGAATATGCAAGTGCTGTACTTACAACAACAGTTACTCCTGTTAATATTGATTTTTCTGGTTGTACTATTCCATTACCACTAGCTATAGAGTAAACTCGAGCTGCTGTCTTTGTTAATTCAGCAACCTGAACTATCTTAACCCCAACGCCTCCTTTTCCGGCTTTTTGATAAAGTCCTTTAGTATCATCTCTTACAATTTTTGGCATAATATCCTCCTTTGTTGTTCGCAAGATTCCGACACGCTGGCGAGATCAGCTTATTATGCTTGTGTCGGGCCTATTGCTAATTATTTAGTTTAATTCTTTTTTTCTAATAATTCTTTTACTTTCTAATAAATCAATTAGTAGCTCAACTCTTGGATCTGCTCCTCCACCACCTTTTGGTGCTTTTTTAAGTTCTGCTTTAAGAGCTGCGACTTCTTTTTTTAGATCTGCGATCTCTTTGTGCAACAATTCACAATCTTTTTTACAATCATGTACTTCTTCTTTCTTTATAGGCATAATATTCTCCTTATGTTAAAATAGCCGTGAATAAGTATAATTATACCATAACATAAGAAAATTATAAAGGAGATTGAACAACATGAAAGAATTTAAGCCTAAAATAATCATTAGCCCAAGATTTTGTAAATTAATGAGTGTCTTTATTGATGTTTATGCGATTACGCTATACCCGTTTATTATTTCAAAAGAACCGCTACCGGTTACTATATATAATCATGAAAAGATTCACCTTGTTCAACAGAGAGAACTCTGGGTGGTAGGATTTTATATTCTTTATGTATGGTATTGGCTGAAGGCAGTTGCTATGGGAAATACCGGTCGAGATGCTTACTATGCGATTCCTTTTGAAAAAGAAGCGTATGAAAATGACAAAAACCTCAAGTATCTTAAAACAAGAAAACCACACGCGTGGAAAGATTTTATTTAATAGACATATACAAAAGCATAATGGCTTGTCGAAAATCTTTATTATAAACATAAGGCTCAATACTAAATATTTCCGGCTTTTGTTGTTCTGTGGTCTTTACACTACCTAACAAACCTTGCGATTGCTTTTGTTGTGTTAGCTGTATTACTTGTCTTTGATGTTTATTAGAAACTGTTGCGCCACTAATTGCAATCATTTCAGAACTATACAGTGTCATTGAAATGTAGGCTCTGACAGGATTAATAATTACTTGTGAATCTATTATGTGCATTCCATTTTCTATAGCACATTTTTGTGAATCTGTTTCCCAGTTGCAGTCTTCATCGTATATTTTAGCTGTGTCTTTATTATACACGTTGCTAATTTTATAGTTATCTGGTGTAAAAGTTGTTCTATGTAAAACTGCATATGTAGTAATTAAAAACTGTAATTCTGTTGATTGATATAAATCATTGTTTGCGCTAACACGAGGTGTATTGACAAATATAATGTTGCCTTGGTTACCTGTGACGGTTAATTCCATATCAACTAAAACACCAGATTCTCCTCCTTGTGCTAACAAACTAAACAAAAACAATAAAAAAAACATACTTACCTCTAACTTAACTGTTAAAAATAAGTATGTTATAATTAAATAAAGTTATTTATTTATTTTTTCTGAATAAATGCATAAAGTTTTTCAGCTTCTGCGATAATATCTTCTGTTGTTGGAAACTTTACTTCACAAGCAATGCCTTTATCTCGACATCTTTGATGATCAGAATGATATTGGTCTGTTAAGATTCTTTGTGCTTGTTCTAATAGCGTTTGACGCAATTCATATGGATTATTAGCCATGGTTTTCTCCGTGTGTGTGTTAATGTATCTAAATGATACATGGTGATTATACAAAATTTTAACATATGTATACAATTGTTTTATCAAATTTAAAACAACTATCTAATTGGGGCGATCACCTGCAATACGAAATTCTTTGCCTACTGTCATTTCTGGAATACCTTGCTTGTTTGGTACTGATTTGAGAATCACTTCTTTATACTGACCTTTACCAAAGTTAAGATATACTTTACCGCTTTTATAATGAAAATATGCTACCGGTCCATTCTTATAACCTTGGTTATTTAAGCCAATGTTTATTGTGTTACCTAATTCCTCTATTGTAAAATCTTTTTCTAGCTGTATCGCAGCGCGATCATCGTCTCCCATATTCTCTTCAGGTTTTTCCATAGCATCCGGTTCCAATGCTTCCATAACTAGTCTTCTAAGCTGTTTTCTTGTTATTTTTTTCATTATAATTTCCAAAAAAAAGGGGTGGGTGAATAAACACCACACCCCAGTTTGTTTATTTACCTAAAGATTAGATAATGTCCATGTCAAGACATGTAACTGTTCCGTAGAAGTCAGCTCGAACCATTTTCTTTCCGTAACGAGTCATTACACCTTTTCTTGGTGTGAAATCCTCTGGAGCGAAGATGGTAGGAGTAACGATAAGTGGTACATAAGGAGCATAGACGTATCCAGACTCAAGGTATGATCCACCTTTGTATCCTACAAGGATCTTGTTACGTGGGAAGTAAGGATCTTTGTAAACAGTAAATCTGTTAGAAAGAGATCCAATAGCTTCAGCTCCAATAGAGAAAGGAGTTGATGCTTGTCCTTGTCCGTCGATCTTAATGCTTGGCTTGTAAAGAATTGATGCTTCGAAGATTGTTGCAACTTCAGGTGAAACCACGATAAAGTTAGCTGCTCCGCGAAGAGTCTTTCTATGAATTTCGTTAGCAACGTCGATAATGGTTTCAACAAGAGTCTCGTACCATTCGCGAACTGTTCCGTGGAAATTAGGTCCAAGCGTACTGGAAGCAAGTACACCGGTGTCTTTCTTAACGAATTTACCAGGAGCACGTGACCAGAAGAAGTTTGCACCTTTTGCTTCAACAAGAAGATCATTAAGAATCTCACGATCAATTTCTAATGCAATCTGCTCAGAAAGAATCTGGGTCAATTCAACCTCAGCATCCATTGAGTGATAAGCATTAAGATCTTGTGCGAGTTCTGGAGACCAACGAGCTCTTAACTTACGTGTGGTTGCTGTTACCGCGATTGACTCTATTTTAATGTCAATTTCTGGAATGACTGGACTTGGAGCTGCTCCGAGATTAGACTCAAAAGTAGGAATAGTTATAACACCACCTGCTCCGCCTTCTACTGTAACTGAATCTGCAACTGGGAAAGAAGCAGTTAGATTAGTACCTGCATCGTCCAATTCGTCAGTCGGTGCGGTACCATTAGCAAGCTGCATTACAAAAAGAACGCCTGCGTCTGCGTCAGTAAGAGTCTTTAATGGATCAGGTGTAAACTTAACTGATTTTGGTGCGCCGCTCATTGTTCCTAATTGATTAAGACGACGAACATTAAGAATGTTTTTGCCACCTTGAATAGCTGCCGCAGGAGTTGTGTAAGCATTAGTTGTAGCTACACCTGCTGAAAATAGTGCAATTTCTTTTAT